TTTGACAATCTCAAAGCGAACACGTTTACCTGCAAGCTTGTCAAACATGCTTGCTTTTTCTAGTTGAGTTTCAACACCGAAACTCTTGCCGACACCGGGAGGACCTGATACAATCATAGCCCGAATATCGCTATTGATTGCTGCTTTTGTCATTTCATCAAGTACAGCAAAGCGAGTAGCAATGCGATCCATTGCTTCTTCATCAGTCTCTACTTGTTTTACTTCTTTTGCTTTAAAAGCAATTGCGTTTTCACTCACTTTAGGCTCTCCATCTACAAATACAATATCGTTAATAGAATTGACTTTCACTTTGACAACATCAATAGCAATGTCAAATTGACCGTCATTTTTTACTGTAATATAATTACCTTTTTTACCCGTCTGAAAATCTTTCACTAGGGTAAATGTTTGATTGACAACAGGCTTGTTACGATACTCACCGAATTTGACAAGAACTGTACTCATAATTAGCTCCTAACTGACATAATGAAGCTATTATATAGCCTACTGGATTTATTGTCAAATGTTACAAATTTAGCAACTTAAAGTTCTTAATGTTGCTAAAATGTAAATCATCTTGGATATTGGGCACGAAACGTGCATTAACCAACAATTCAGTCTTTTCGAAGATGCCATCAAATAACGGCTGTAGTTCGTTATCTTTACTGACATACATTTTATACAAATACTTTTTAGCGTCATGGAACCAATAATGGAACACAGTACCAGATTTGTTAGTAGACACTAATTTTTTAACTGGAGTAAGTGTGCGAACTCCAATCCCAGTTTGTTGCTCTGCGTTGTTAGAATCTATTCGTAACTTATCAATTTCCTGATCGTATGCATAAAACTCAGGTAAACGATAAATCATACCTTCATACTTTTCTGGATATCTTACGGTATAATTATTTGTTAGGTAAGTAGACAAATCCTGTCTGAACTTACTCATTGGCTTACCCTTAAGAGTACGCACCATTAGTTTCTTACTGTAATAGTCACGGATATCATCAGCCATTTGTCTATCAACATCTGAAATGTTATAATTCTTTTCAGGGTCCATAGTTTGCCTTACACGGTAATTCTTACAACTCACTATTAATGAATCAATTGGGTGTTCAACTAAACGTTCGGCTGGTTTGGTTTCTATTTCATTAAATAGATCATCTAATGACGATATGTTGTATCCACCAGTTCTACCAGTAACTTGCAACAAACCTTTACCTTGATATGAATAACTCATAGCGTTACATCTTCCATTCCAGCAGTTCTAAGTCTAACGATATGTCCCATCTGCCATTGTTTAGCATCAAGACCCTTAAGTACACCTAACCAACGATTACGCAACAATGCTACTTCGTTGATTATAGTTTCAAAATCAATTACTTCTTCTTCACCGTCTACATACTTTTCAGCATCACGACTAGTTAAGACTCTATTATACGCTTCTAAATACTTTTGAAAATGAGTTCGGCGAATCTTACGCAAACGAATGTTAAGATAATTTAACACAGCCTCAATTTCTTGAAGCTGGTTAAATCTATGTTCAGTGATACCAGGTAGTGCTGAAATATTCTTTTCTAGGTTTCCATAAATCTTTACATCAACTTTTGCTTGTAATAGTTCGGCATCGTAGTGTGCAATAAAATCGGGTATAGATGATAAATCAGTTGAAACTTTGGTGTACCAAGTCATGTCTGTCCTATTTAGTAACGGTCATCGTCATAATCATAATCATCATCATAATCATCTTCTTCTTCATCATGTAGATTATGATCATCATAGTAAGTAAGTGCTTTGGCAATATCTTTATCACCTCTAAACTCAGTTTTAATTTCACTAGCTTCATAATTGTTTTCCATCAAATAATTAACTAGTGTTTCTGCTGCCTCTTTTCTTTCGTTTAGGTCTATGTGCATACGCAATGCTTCCCAAACTTCTGCAATGGTATCTAAATTACTTGTCATGTTGCTTCCTCCTCAACAGTAGCAACAGTACTTAGCTTATTTGATTCTTTTTTGCTAAACTCAACCATCACTTTGTCAAGGCAACCGTTATCATTTGTTTCCCAACCTTTACGGAAAAGTTTAATAACCTCACCATCTTCGGTCGTGTATGCAAGACGATTACCTTCTTTAGTAAGCAATCCTACCTTTTCAAACAAATCAAGCAATCCACTATATGGATTCATACCAGTTGAGTAAGGTATTTTAATTTGTACACTTTCAAATGGCTTTGCATAACGTGTTTTCATAACTTTACACGCACTACGTATGCCAAGTACATCAGTTACCTTATTACCATCTTCATCTTCTTTAAGTTTCAATTTACGCATTGCTACAACAATTGAACTTGCATAGATAAATCCTTGTCCACCAGAAATTTTATCGTCTGGGTCAAACATATCTTGACTTGCATAAGTGTGATTTGTTGCAATCAATCCAACATTGCAACTACCAAACATATTCACACAGTTACGCACTAATGCAGTAAGTGCTTTAGGCTTACGTCCCATATCACCTTTCAAGTCACCTGCATCAAACTGATTTACATCTGTGGGAGTTAACAGCATTCCCAAGCTATCAATTACAAACAAGACCTTTGGTCTTTCTTCACCGGGTTGAGCCTTATAGTCAACCATAAACTTACTAATAGTTTTTGCCACATCATCAATCATGGCCATGTTTAATTTTAGCAGTTTATCTTCACTGGTGTCAACACCTAACGCCTGCAACCAATCTTCGTCAAGTGCGTTTTCACTATCAATGAGTACAACGAATATACCTTGTTGCTGAGCATGACGTACCAAGTTGCCAGAACAGATATAACTTTTGCCGGAACCACTTTCTCCAGCAAATACAGTGACCTTACCAAGAGGAACGCCTTTGCTAAAATCACCACTAATAAGATAATTGAGTGCATAATTTCCTGTACTGATCCAGTCGGTCGGATCATTAAAACCTATACTAAGCCCGTCAATGGACTTAGTTATTTCTTTTCTAAATTTACTTACATCAAATGGCTTAACCAAAATAGTCTCCTATTGTTTTGTAGTACGATACACGCCATTGGCTTTCTTGTCAATAATTTCAGGGCACCTTTCAGCAATAATATCAATGTCCCAGTCATTTGGGAAATGTTTTAATGCTGTTCTTGCCCGATCTCTAACAATACTAGGTACTCTTGGTGTTTTGCCCGGATCACAAAGTTCCTCAAGCAACTTTTTCCCTTGCTTTATGGCTAGGTATCTTTCGTCAGGTAGTGTCATAATTATTCTCCTACGGTAGGGAACGGTTGTGTTCCCTACCATACCTATTTATTTAGGCAGCTTTATTCTGCCTAGCACGAATCATTGCTAGAATGTCTTGTGCTTTGTCGCTTGTTGGTGTTGTTGGAACTTTAACTGGTTGTGATGCAGTTTCTGGTTCGTCATCCCAAGGAGCTGGTTCAGCTACGGGTGCGGTTGTGGCAGCAGTAGCTTGAACTGCTGTAGCCTGTTCTTCCACCTTTGCACCTGCCGGTACATCAAGACCATAAGGACGATAATATGCGCCCCAACGATCTGGATCATAAGGACGACCATCTACGCTTGCCTCAAACATTTCTTTGATAATGCGTAGTTCTGCTTCACTTGGCTTCTTAGGTAAGAAGTCAGCCAAATTGAAAAGACCATGTGCCTGAATTGCATCTTGCTCTGCTTGAGTAAGTGCAGATTCTTTACGACTCCATGTGCTTGTGCTGTAATCTGCATAACCACCTTTGCTAGTTTTAGTGACACGGAAATCAAGACCACGAACATAGTCAGTTGGCATTTCTTCCATCTCAGGATCCATCAAACTAGATTTGATGATTGTGAAGATTTGTGGGCTAATGATAAATCTACGAATAGGGCAAGGAACTTGTACTTGAATTTGTTTGACTGCGCTATCACCTTTAACACCATTAAATGGAAGTTTGATGATTTGACGCTCTACCCAAAAGAATGTATTAGTTGAGTTACCATCTGGGAGGAAACGAATAGTAGCACTAGTGCCTTCGTCCATGTTCCAGTGGGGATAAATTGCGTTATCTGATTGAGTTGTTGAACCAGAGTTTGATTTGTTTTCTTGCGCCGCAATACGTGCGCGGATTTCTGCTAGACTTGCCATTGTATTTCTCCTTTAAAAATGTGCCTAAATTTGAGCCTAAGTATGCCTATGTGTTGTACGGAGACAACTGACACATTGAAACAATTATAACACTTGTTTCAAACATGTCAATAGTATTTATCCCTGTTACGGGTAAATAATAATTTTATTTATCCAAACCGGATAATTTTTTAATCTTGATTAATGGATCAATGCTTTCGCTAGCACCCACTAATTTTCCTTTAAAAGGATGTTGTTTTGAATCTTTACCTATTACGGGACTTATTGATTTAGCTTTTTCAGTAGGACCTAATTGTTTTGCTTTTGTTTGATCACTATCTATACCTTCATCAATAGTTTGATCAATCATTGATTCTAAATCTTCAAGATACATGTCTAAAACTTCCTGCACTAATGAAAGTTTTAATCCTAAAGCTTTTGCTATTTCAGGATCACGGTTACCCTCTGCTGCTAATGTAAGAATTTGCAGTATGGTGTTTTCATCGAACTCGTCCGAACCTTCTTCCATCATTGGTTGTTGCACTTGTTGTGGTAGGGCGGCTACGTTTTGACCACTCATTACATCCTTAATTTCATTAGCAAGTGCATGTAAATCATGATCATCACTTCTTTGTGCCCAACTTAAAACAACATCACGTGCATCTGCGTTAACATCCTGATTTGCTAAATCATTTAACTCTGCAAATAATTTTTCATTTTCTAAGTTATAATTTGATAACAAATTCATTATATTAATAGCATCATCGCCTACTGGTATTTCTTCTGCAAACTCTGCTGCCAAATCTTTTATTGCTATATTGTCAGTTGGTTTTAATTTTTCACTAATAATTGTATTAGACCATTCTTCCAGCTCGGTAATTTCATTAATTTTACCTGATGCCTTATGTATTTTTAGCAATATAGGCATAGCTCTTTCAATTCTTGGATCAATACTGCTACTCATAAACATTTCTGCAAGATCCGGTTGACCTATGCCCATATCTTCATTAAGTGTTGGTGTCCAGTTTTCAAAATAAGTATTATATCCTTTTTTACCTGCTAGTTTATGCAATGTTTCTCTAATATTAAGATAGTGGTTTGTACCTTCATTTACCAAACTTTGAGTGCTTTCATTAAATTGTCCATTGCGTGTTGCACGAACGAACCCTGCCATATTCGTGTATTCTTCAACAAGTGAGTGAATGTGGTTCCAACGATCATCATTTACTTTGCCACCTTCAGCAATATGTCTTGCATAAACTCTAGCTAAGCCTGGTCTCTTAGTATCTAAAAGAAATCTTTCACCCTCAACGTTTTCTAAGTATATTCTTTCTACATTTCTAAAACGTTGCATTCCCTCTTCCATGTTTTTACTATGTTGAATTTTAATTTTTACATTAGGAACGCTATCATTATAACTAGCCTTTCTTCCTAAAGGATGGTAACCCTCATTTATTTTTTTAGTTTCTTGTCTTTTAGCCATTTCATCTTCCAAGTTTTCAATGTCATCACGCTCAAATCCAAGTTGATGATCATGTGCCCAGTTCTTTATGTAATTAGATACTTTATTAAATGGTAGATCGTCACCTTTACTATGATTAGGACTACCGTAAACATCATCTCCTGCCCAAAGTACTACATCTTTCCCAATAATAGCTGCATAAACTAATCCATAGTTAGTGTCATCCATAATAAAACTAAATTTAAAAACATCCGCTAATTTACTTAGGGCAACAATTTTACCGTCTGAAGTTAGTCTGACTGGTTTTAACCCATGGGTTTTCAAAAAGTTGTATAGTTCGTCCTGAAGGGCTTCTTCTTTTATAGGCATGTCGATTATCTCTTAATAAATTGTATTTATCAGGATAATACAGCATAAAAGGGTAATGGGGGTAAAAATTCGTCGTAATCTCGTATCTGACTCTCTAATTCTACAACATATTCCCCCAAATCTTGCATTATCCTTGTAGCTAGCAGACTAGCCATAACTAAATCATCTGTTTCTCCGATTTTAGCTTTATAGGATCCGCTTACTGCTACAAAATTTTTAAGTTCCGATACAAAGGATTTACTGTTTACCTTCATTTTTTTGGATTCGATGAGATGTTTAAGTTTGGCACAAGCAGCTAATTTACTTTTTTGAGTAGTGTTATAACCCTTTCTTTTCTTTACTCCGGATTCTGTAATAAAGTTACCTTGAATATTGTGTTCACCGTATTCGTTTAAACTAATCAACGCTGCTTCGCCTATAGTATTATTTTCTAAGCTATAATATATATTGTTTGGTTCTTTAGTACATTCAACAATAAAGTCTGTAATTTGTTTAATCAATCTTATCTGTTCAGGAATTACAGTTTGATTATGTTTCCACTCAGCTACTTGTGTAGTTGTATTTGCTTCAAATACCTGTATCGCTGCTGGGTCACTTCCTGTACCTAGACTAGGATCTAATGCGACTACATATATATTTCCTGCCACAGGCTTTTTGTACCAACGTATTTGACCATGCTTAAAAATAGGTTCGATTCCTTCCAGTTCAAATAGTGCCACAGGATTAATTAATGTTTCATCAGCAATAATAAATTCACAATCCATTTCACGACGGAAACGCTCTTCACCAAGTTGAGCCCGCATTTCACGTGCCCATGTTTCGTCACGCTCAGGATGTTCACTCCAATATGCTCTATAAGCACGGAAACCATTGATACCTACTTCAGTTTGATTTCCAAACTCATCTTCTGTCTTATTAGCCTGTTTCCAAATTAATGCAAATTGATCTTCATCACTGTTAGGTGTGCTTGTAATAATTGCTTTACCACCAGTTGATAACGTCGGTGTAATAGAAGTCCAAAACTCTTGCGCAATAGTAGGTCTAACGAATGCAAACTCGTCAAGATATAGTAATGAAATAGATAGACCACGACCTGTATTTTCAGTGGTTGTAGCACTTATAATTCGGCTGCCATTGTCAAAATCTAATGAGCCTTTATTATATGTTACAACACCGGCTTTAATATGATCAGGGCAGTTTTCGTATGCATAACGAATACGTTGCATAATTTCTTGAGCACCTGCATACTTATGTGCAGCAATAAGAATTGTGCTGTCAGGTACAAACATAGCATACCAAAGTAGGTAACCTGCAGCACTAGTTGATTTACCTGTTTGTCGTGGCATTAAACTAATACTAAAACGGTATTTGTGATACGTTTCAATCAATCGTGTTTGATAATCCCATGGATGGTATTGCATTGCACCCCTAGTTGGGTGCTGAATCATAAAGAAGTTATCCATAAAATAATAGTATCCATCAACAGGATTACTACATTTTATAAAATCTTCTAGTTGTTGGTCATTAGCAAATACCGTTTTTGCATATGGCGTTTTAATTAGTGTTGATAAGCTCATGCCGTTATTTATAAACTTTTAAGTTATCTCTTCCCAATTTATAGCGCCATAAACATTAACATTATTACCGCTTGTAGTCAAACAAATAGTTAATTCAGTTGCCACTCCAGTAAATGTATTACGCTCTAATTGATATGCAAATGGATCTGCAACGTCTGCTACACCTGCAAATTGATTACTACCTATAATTTGTTTCCATTCTGCTATTCTACCACCGGTGATACTAGTAGCAGTTAGATTATATTCTACTGAACTTGTTAACCCTGCATCAAGCCAGGTTCCTCCTGTAGTAACTCCACCTATGATAATCATAAATCTAAAATTATTATTACCGCTTAAACCTACACTATAATTTTTAGGTAGAACTATTGCACCTAATCTATCTGACTTTAACCTCATACTGAATATAGGATAAACAGTGTTTGGACTGGATAATGAGTATGGTGCATCCAATCTATGTCCAATACTTAATGGTCTACCAGTTAAAGCATAACCTCCCTCTGAAATTACAGTTGTACAAATCTGTTTAAATAAACTACTACTTGCTGTTGTGCCTGTATTTTCAATTTCCATTCTAACAGGAAGACATGCTGTGGTCATGTATGTTGATGTTATAATATTAGCGTGGTTAAACACATGGGCTAAAACAAATTGACCGTCAATAACAAATCCACATCTAACACTCCCTACACCCAACCATTCAACATCAAAAAATAGTATTTGTGCTTTTGTAATGTCTAACGTTATACTAGATTCACCGTTGCCGTCTAATGGATCTACGTTCCAATCTTTTTGCTCCACTGTTTCATATGTAATTGCTCCAGTAACATATGATCGTATTCTAAAATATAATGTAGTTCCATTTTGTTCTAAGAATACACCATTGTTTGTATCAAAATAACCTATACGTTGACGTAGATTAGTTTTACCGGGTGCCATTACAAAGGTTGTAAGTATTTGTAAACTTTTACCTGGTTGATATGCAAATACCCTAGTTGATTCTCTATAAACAGCATCTCCAGAGGCTGTTCCTACGCTACACTCAATTAATCCTGCATCAGTATTAGCAGTGGCACTTGCAGTCCCGTTAGTATATGTATTAATTTTTCCGTTATCATTATAACGATGAAAACTATCAAACAATGTCAATGGATTACTCACACGTAATCTACCAAATGCATCATTTGATGCAGGACTTGCACCTGATGTAGTACGTAACACAGGTTGTCCCTGTGTGTTGTATTCCATTACTTTGTGTAAATTTAATAGATTAGTTTCTTGTGGATGTATGTAGTTGGTCGTGTTTAATCTTTTATCTAATCTACCAGCATGATGTTCTGGTGTATAGAGTTGGCTAGTATCTTCTCCTGCCATTTTTTATTCCTTATGGTCCTGGTGGTGTATCTACCCAAGGTCTGCCTTCTACTAATCCACCTGGATTTGGATTATCTACAACAACATTACCACTGTAATAAGTTGGTAATTCTGAAATGTCATAGTAAGGTCTACTATTGCCTAATTCTAATCTTTCTAACTCAGATAAATCAAGCTTAGCTACCTGTCTATCTTCTAATGTAGTTAATCTAGCTATTTTGTTAGCTGTGCGTAGCGTTGAATCTTCTACTATATTATAACTTAGTAAGGTATTAGCCGTGTTTAATTCTTCATTATTAAATACCAAACTAAACCAACTCACATTACAACTAGTTGATGATTCAATTAAATCTTTTAGATCACCTACTGTGTTGCCATCATCTATTGAGTATGGATCAAACTGTGCAGCATTTAATAAGCTTTGAACTGTAATATTAATTGTTGTCATGGCTTAGCTTGAAAATTGGGATACATTGAAATACTATCTGCCCTTAAATCACTAGGATGTTTAGGACCATTGACACCGCCACCTGCATCTTTAGTTATCATATCTACTGTAGCCATAATAGTGTCAGGACTATTAGCTAGTTTACTTTGACAGTCAGGACAATCGCAGTCATCACCGCAACCACAGTCACTTGAGGCTTCATCCGCAAAGTCTAAAGTACCGTCGTCTTTACCATCTAGATTATCAATTAAATCTAGTAGGTCTCTTATAAATTCTGTAGCTCTCATATAATTATTTATCTAGTGGTTTCTCGCCTGTCATATAGGGTAAACTGAACCAAAGTTTGAACCACTCAGGAGTACCGGGTTGTATGTTGTTCTTTTTCATCATCTCTCCCTTTTCCGTGCCTGTAATACTCATATTCATACCAGCTAAAGGAGTCATATTTGGGATACCTGCAAGCTTTTTTAAATCTTTTATATCGGCTTCCTTGGCTTCAGGTAATGGAACAGACTTGAGTTTATCAAATCCGTTCATTATTTTTGCTTGTTTCCATACATCAAAGGTCATGATGTATTTAGCTAGAATTACTTAACGTCGAGTGGTCTACGTTTTGTAGCTAAGATTGAGTAATATTTTTCTCTGGCTTTAATCGGCTCGCCATTATCGTCTTGACCAACAGTCAAGTCAAATTCAAGATTGTTGAATTTTTCAACATCAAATCCAGTACGAACCAATAATGCAGCTAATTGGGTTGATCCTAAAATACTGTAATGATTTGGATTATTTTCGTGTTTTCTGTCGCAATCTGGTGCAGGGACTTCAATATATATTGAAGCATTTTGTTTCAGAATTCTATTATATTCCATCAAACTGAATATAGGATAAGGACTATGCTCTAATGCATGGCGTAAGAAAATAAAATCTACACTTTCATCATAATAGCCATCTTTTTGTGGAATAAAACTTAAGTCGTACTGTTTAATTGTGTGACCTTTATCCTGACAAAGTTTAATATCTTCAGGACTTAAGGTAACACCTACTACATTGGTGAATCCACGTGATTTCATTTCATCTAAGAAGTATCCAGGACCACACCCTAAATCCAATATTACAGAATCTTTATTAAGCTGTAATGGGTCTACATATGTTTCAACTACTTGTGTTGTTAATTGTTTGTGAAAACCGCTTTCACCTTCAGCGTAGATATGACTAGCATATAGCCATTCATTGTAAAATTTTAATTTGATTAAATCAAGGGTGTTGTTTATGTCTATCATTATGAATCCTAAAATATATATCTTTACTTATTCTAGGACTTACTTTGATTTTTATTTTCCAAAACCTTTAGATGACTGGATTGGGCTTGATTTGTTAGTAGTATCTAATTCCATGCTTCTTAGATTACCATGATTCGCATCTTTGAGTTTGGTACCAATAGCTTTTGCAGCCTGCTTCATCATATCTTGCTCTAACTTAGTATATGGCTGAGCAGAATTGTCTTTGCCTATCCAACTTTCAGAATCAATATTAATTGGGATACCAGTTCCGTCAGCGCAGGCAACTGCCATCATCATACGATTTAGTTCATATGTTCTATCGTAACCGTCTGGATCACGGAATAAATCAACACCAACTGTTGATTG